ATGTCGCTCGTCGTACTGCAACCTGCCGGCAGCGAGAAATCGCAGAAGCACTACCAGGACACGGTCGTGAACTCGGTATCGCTTGCCGAATGCGTCAGCCTACCTGAGTCGGACGTTGCGGCGCTGCGATCGGCCTTCCCCGGCGGCACCGCAAAGTTCTGGGGCGCGACCAGGGGGGGCAAAGATGTCCACGTCAAAAAGCACGCGAAGCTCCGGGCCGGAGACTATGTGCTATTCGCGAAAGATGGACAGATTTACTCGGGGGCTCGAATCCGACACGCCTTCAGGAACGAAGAGTTGGCGGAAAAATTATGGAGACGAGACGACGACTCCGGGTTGACTTGGGAGTTGATGTTCGCCATCGACCGTGTGCGGGAACTCGATATTGCGGTCACAGCGATCAACGACGTTGTCGGATACAAGAGTAACTACAACGTCCAAGGCTTCACTGTTCTAGATGAGACGAAGAGCGCTGCACTCCTTGACTTCTTCGGCCTCAATCGAACCGAGGAGAACGAGGTACGGCCGGATCCCGAGCAAGACTACCTACCAGAGTTCAAGCCTAAGAACAGCTCTGACTACGTAGCGACCGTGACCGGGCACGTGCAGACCAAGACACGGCACCATGAGCGGCTCGTCGCAGACTACGGCCACGCGATCGCCAAATCGGGTTTCACCCCCGCAACCAATGTCCATCCCCGCGATCTCACCCTCACCAACGGCGACCAGCATTGGCTCGTCGAGGCCAAAGTCGTCTACAACGGCAACGCCACCGGCGCGGTTCGCGCGGTTGTAGGTCAGCTGTTCGAGTACCAGCACTTCCTTTATCCGCCCCAGAAGGAGCTGTTACTGGTGGGGCTCTTCACCGAACAGATCGGCGACGCCTACGTTGAGTTCCTCGAGCACTTGGGAATTAGATCAATCTGGCGGGTCGGCGGCAAGTGGAACGGTTCAGGAGCCGCCCAAATGGAGGGCCTCGTTCCCCTCGGTTCGTAACTGTTCCGAGGTTCTTGAAACCCGCCACAGTCACGGACACACGAGTAGGGCGCCTGCCGCAACGGGGGTTTGAGCGGTGCATTCGATGCCCCGTCGGTCGCCTTCATCGTGTTTCACCCTGGCGAGGTCTCGGCTTGAGGGATCATCCGGGCGATCCACAGAGAAAGCTGCGTGGTGTACGTCACAGTATCCGAAATGCTGCGAGGCGGTTTCTAGACTATTCGTCGCACCGGCCGTCCCCCCGCATTGAAGGCCGGTGCTGCGGCTCCGCCGGCCGGCCCCCAGTGGCCGGCGGGGTTCGCTTCGAGGCTCGCGAAGACTGGTACGGACGTCTAAATATTCGTCGCGCACCGGATGACCCTCAATTCCACTCAGTGCCGGGACCCCCGCCAGGCGCAACTCAGGTGAGGTCGCAGATCCGCGTATCGCCCGTCGTGACGTGGCTGTGGACTCAGGTCGGGTTCGGCTCACAGACCAGGTATCTTCAGCGCCGAATCAACATCCTCGTCGACATCTACTCGAGCCACGCTGCGCAGCGTGTGGCCATGTAGCTACCAATTCAACAAGAGAAGCGAGCAGAGCCCACGGGATCGGCGGCGGTCCCGCCCGACCGCAGTGCCCCTGCCCGGAATTGTATATGTGACCAGCGGTTTCATATTCTACGCGCACCCAGTCGACCATCTGCCTCGTAGTACGATGCGTCGAACACTCAGCCGGGGATCAATCGAGGGTATCCAGAGGGGGAAAAGCATCCCGTGGAAGACGTGCCTGACCACTTCAACACGTTCTGCCCAAATTGGATGGTCAAGATTCCGCAGGAGATAGCAACGTTTTTCGGCGTGCTGCTCTGCCTCCCGACCGCGTTCATCAGCATCGCCACCGGGCGGGATCGCCTAATCCTGTGCCTGATCGTGGGCGTACTGTTGATCTTCATCCTTGCGGTCACAGCCACCCACATCCACTACGACCGCTGGAAGAAAAAGCGTGAGGAGAGCATCGCTGGCGCCTCGCGTCGCGAGCTGGAGACCTTCCTCGCCGGACTCGCCGTTCCCCTCTGCCAGGAGCTTGCGACCGTAGTTTCCACGACGGGGAGGGTGGATCGCAAGATCTACTTCGCGGGGTTGCGGCGGGGCATCATCGAGGCGACCGCCAGCGCGGTAGGGCAGCGAATCGATGTCGGAACCAGGGCGCACGTCTTCGAGTTCAAGCAGGACGAGATCGGCAGGACCGTCCTGACTCCGTCGAATTACGTCGCCGGCACCGCCAATCCCTCACTCCGAACCCTCGTCGAAGGGCACGAGACATACGAGATGACCCTGATCGGTGAGCGGCGGTTCGTACCCGACACGCACCAGTTAGTAACGAACGATGGCAAGCGCCCGAAGTACAGGACGTACATGACCTACCCGATCGAAGGCGCTGCGAACGAGTTCTACGGCGTATTAACGGTCGACTGCCCCGACGTCGGCGACCTGGACGAGGAGCAGGACGGCGTGGTGATGCAGTATCTCGCCGCTCTCCTCGCCGCGACCTACGCAGCCGAAGGCATACCTTCAGTGAAGGGGAAACGTGACGGTAATCACGCCTCCGAAGTCAGTTCGACGGTAGGGTAGCATTTGTCAACCCAGACAGACGTTCTTGTTGGAGAGCGGGAGGAGAGGTAGTTGCGAGATCCAGCGAAGGAAGTCAACGGACGCACTCGGGAGTCCGAGAAGATTCGGTTGATTCGCGAGAACCCTTCTGGATATTTCGCCGAGTACCGCCGACTCAAGTTTGGCTTCGCAGTCGACGAATCGAAGGCGAAGAAGAAACGAGAGTAGCAGTTCTCCGTTCTGCTAGTAACGACGAAACGCCCCCACCTCCGTAGGAGGTGGGGGCGTTTCGTCGCATGACCAAAGCCGACGTCGGTCGCACGTCACGCGGTGATGTCTCCGGCCCACCAGTTGTCCATCCGCGGAGACCAGCTGCTGATACCCGGGAACGACCTTCGCGATGTCCCGCCCCATCCGGTGAACCTGTGCGCCGAATCCCTCGGGATCGTGTTCGCCGAGTCCGTCCACGACAACCCCGACACTGCGGCATCGCTGACATAGCCGGTGTACACGTTTCCCGTGCGGCGGAGTTCGAAGGTCTTCCCGGCTGCCTGCGCTGAGGATCCGCTGGCCATCACGGTGTCGGTACCGCCGAGTTTGCGGACGATGTCGAGGGTACCGTTCGTCCACCGCAGGTCTACCCGGTTCTGGGCTGTGTCGTCCGCCCCGAGGAACACCCACGTCGGCCAGGTAGTGTTCGTCGTCGAGATCTGCCCGCGCACGTAGACGTCGTTGGTATTCATCGGGGCGGTGTGCCGTGCGGCGCCGTAGTAGGTGCCATCCGTGGTGGCCACATAGATCAGGGCAGCATTGGTGTCGATCCATGGCAGGTACGGGTGGGTGCCGATGAGCGCCCACGGCGCGGTGAGGTACCCGTTCGCGCGGTTGAAGTCGTCGAACAACTCGACCGGCGGTGGCCACGCCAGCAACGTAGCACCGCCGATACCGACCATGATCCGATTGGCCGCCACCGCGGTCCCACCGACACCGACCATGATTCGCGACGCATCTGCGACCGCCAAACCGAGTCCGACTCGCACTCCGCTCATGGGACGACCACCGCGATGAATCCCCATGCGTTCTTCACGGCCGCCGACAGGGCCGCGTACTGGGCTTCGGTGTAGATCCCGGTGGTGAGCCCGGCCTGCCCGCTCACGTGCGCGACTCCGCCGATCGCACCCGCGGTTCTGTTGCCCGCCATCGCATCGCCCGCACCCGTCCCCACTGCGAGGTTCGACGTGCCCGCGCCGATCGCGGTTCGGGCAGCCTCCGGCGTGATCGTCTTGAGCACCGCGCGGCCCGTAGCTCCGGAGTCGGTAATGTCCGCCGAGGAGGTGTCCACGGCTCCGGTGCGACCGTTCACGGACGAGACCGGCGACGCGGGTGTTGTCCGTTCCCTCCAGTTCGCGAGCACCGACGCCGGCTCGCCGATCAGCACCCATTCGGTGCCGAGGTCGGAGCGCAACGTCCAGTCACCGCGCTGCCCGTCGAGAGCGAGCATCGCCGCCTCTGAGGCAGGAACCGGCGTCAGGAACTCGGTCAAGGCTTCGGCGGGGATCTGTGCGGCGAGGACCTTCCCGTTGTTGTCCAGGTCCGCCTTCATGGCCAGGGCATCGGTGAACGGCCCTGTCGGCTGCAGACGATCTTGTTCCAACGACCCGGGCGCGATGTGCGTGTTCGTGACCGCGTTCTCTGCAATCTTCGGTGTCGTGACCGAACCGTCCGCGGGCTGCCCGACGTAGGACGCGGCCTCGTCCGCCGATTCAGCGGCCGCGAGGGCGTGATCGGACGCCGCACCGGCGAACCCCGCGGCCGCGTCCGCTGACCCGGCCGCGGCACCGGCTGCGGCACCGGCTGCGGCGGCCGCGGCGGCGAGGGCTGGAATCGGAACCGTTTCGGTGGCACCGTCGGTGCGAGTGAATACCAAGCTATTTCCAGCGAGCACGACCGAGGTGTATCCACGGCCGGGGTCGCCGGGCACACCGAGGATCTCGATCCCCTCGCCCTCCGGGGGCCAATCGCCGTCCCACACGTAGCCGAGTTTGTCTGCGAGCACCAGATACATGTCGCCGTGCTCGACACCAGTGGCAGGCAACTCGGCGTAGGTGGCCGCGAAGCCGTCGAACCTCATGGAATCGCCGTCGCGGCCTGGCATCGGCACCAAGACCGCCCCCGGCATCCTGGGCCCGTCGATCACCTGCGCGGCGACCGTATGCGCCACCGACACTGCGGGGGTGACCCCGAATGGCAGGTCAGTCATTGCGGATCACCGTTCCCCGGGTGAGCATGTACGGCAACTGGTCGCCGTCGTCCGGGTGGCTGATGTAGAACCGCACCACGGTGTTCTTCGGAATCACCTCGGTCTGTGCAGCGGGGATCTTGAACCGGCCGACCGCACCGATGAGGGCGCCGTCCCAGCGGGTGTACGGCTTCGGCCCGAGCAGGAAGTACACCTGCGATCCCTCGGGCGGGACGAACGGCTCCTTCGTTTCCGGGTCGAGGATGTCGACCTGCTGTACGAACGGCTCTGCCGCGTTGAGCACCATATCCTTCTCTGCCGGTTCCTTTCCCCATGGCTGCAGCATTCACTGATCCTTCCGTTACAGATCGATCTCGACAGGTCGTGGTGGCACTTCGTCACCGCGGTCCACGATGTGCCGCGACAACTTCGCGATGTACCCCCGCAAGGCGAGGACGAGCCGGTCGAGTTTGTTGATCGTGCGGTCGCGGGCGTCGAGCCGATCCTCGAGTTCGGCGACTCTGGCCTCGTACCGGGCAATGTCCCTCGCGTGCTGCGACTCCGCCTCGGCGAGAGCATCCCTGGCCTTCGTCAGGTCCTTCTCGAGTTCGGCCTTGTCGTCGAGCTTCGCCTTCGACAACGCGCCGATGATGGTGGCGATGGCACCGGCGATCGCCAGGATCAGCGCGGTGAGGACTCCGATGTTTTCGACTGTGAATACCGGCTCGGCGGCGACAACTGTCGCGGCATGGATCACCGATGTCCCCTTTCAGCACACCCGTAGGCGAGGCCAGCATTGACTGACGCGACGACCATCGCGATGGTGCCGGTGAGGACCGGCGTGGGTGGGACCGAGAACAGTGCTCCGAGAAGGACTGCGAGGCCGTAGAACGACCAGATGAACACGCCGATCCCGTGGGCGACGACGAAGCCGCGGCTGCGGGCGGACGCGGTCAGCAGGAGGAGTCCGGAGAGGACGAAGCCGAGAACCCAGTAGGGTCCGGCGTTCTCGACATACACGACGAGACTGAGCTGGTCCGGTGGCAATGGGCGGCGGACAAGCTGCGACGGGCCCAAATATAGCAGCCCGACCGCGACCTGCCCGGCACCCAACGAGGCCGCGACCAGCCGTGAGCCCAGCATCACCCCGCGCGAGGGGTCGCTGCCATAATCGGCAGGTAGCGGCGCAGGACGTCGTCGACGCCGGGCAGGGCGAGGAACCGCGTCACTCCGGCAACGATCGGTAGTGCCGCTGCGGCAGCGCCGGTCTGAGCCTCCGCAGACGAGTCGCCGAGCCAGGTCGCGATGTACGGGAGGATCGCGATCAAGAACGCGACGACCGTACGCAAGGTTGCGCGCCAGGGGTACTGAGACTGCGTGGCCGCGCCTTCCGGCAGGGTGTGCTTTCCCATTACTCGCCGCCCTTCGCGATCGCGTCCGCGTCGAATCCGGCCTTCTCCGTCAGCGCGCGGAGCAGGCGGTTGTTCTCGAGGGCCAGGGCGTGCGTGGAGAGTACGTGGCCGAACTGGTCGTCCCTGTCCTGCGGGCCCCGCGGCCGGTCAGTGAGGTCGAGCTTCGAGTTCGCCTTCGCGTCGATCTCACGCAAGTAGTCCGTCTGAGTGAAGCGCGGCTGCGTGTCATCGGTCTCGTGGTAGCGGCGCGCCGGCCAACCTTTCAGCTCGGGGCCACGTGACTGGAGTTGCAGATCTTCGGGAACGCCCACGGCGCTTGCTCCTTCTGTGATGCCGAACAGCTTCAGCAGTCCGGGGATGTCGAGATCGGTGTAGTTCGCATCGCACGGTCCGAACGGCGCGCAGGACACGGCGTCGGAATACTGGTGCGCGAAGCGGTTCGGGAAGTCGTACGACTGGCCGGGGGTGCCGTTGTAATGCGGCACCACGAGCGGGATTTTCGGGCGGGTAGGCCACAGGCCGGGGTCCGCCTTCGGGTTGAGATAGCCGATGACGCGGCCGCCGCCGAGCCATCCCTGCAAGCGGCCGATCTCGTCGTTTATCTCCGCCGAGTTGTCACCACGTACGCTGCCGTTCGCGCCCTCAACGTCGACCATGCACACGACTCGGGGATGAATCTTGCCGTCGACGGTGACGGCCTCCCGCCACAGGTCGCAGTTCGCCTGACCAGGGCGGAAGAAGTAGTAGGGGATCAGGACGTCGATTCGGTCGTCGGCCAGGGCGCGGAGGCCCCAGGCGAGGTTCAGTGCGGCGTTGAAGTCGCGCTTATCGCCCGAGTTCGTGCGGAACGAGAACACCCGATGCGGATACGAGTCGTTGACCGGTCGCTGATACTGGCTGACGTCAGCCCAAAATGTGCCCATCAGAGGGTGCCTCCCGTCGACTGGATCCACAGGTCTTTCCAGATCGCCGAGTCTTCGACGGCGGCCGGCGCGGGTGCCAGCAGTCCGAGGTGTCCGGCGCGGAGCTTCGCGGCGAAGGCGGTCACGCGAGCGTCACCCTCAGGCCAGCCGATCTGGTAGTGCATCTCGTCGGCTCTGTCCCAGTCGGAGCCCCAGAACACCGAGCCCTCGAACAGGCCCAGGCCGCGGCGGACCTTCGCGATCCGATCCGCCGGCATCACACGGCGGCCCCACGGGTACTGCGGCGCGTTGAAGTCGAGAGCGGTGCCGCTCAGGTGATTCGACGTCGGCACATCGTTGGTGTTCGACCAGCCCCACACAGGTGAGAGCAGCTCCTCGACGTTGCGGTCATACCAGAGCATCCACGCGCCGAGGATGGTGGCGACGTCACCGCGGCGGATCGGTGCCGTGTCGATGAAATCGAGTGGTAAGTCCGCGATCACGCACTCGTCGCGGTTGCACATCCGCCAGCCATTTTCGGAGTACGTGTTGCCGTATGCGGTTCGGAAGGTCATGACACTCCTCGGCGGTCAGGATCGTGAGACCGCGACCCAGGGCAGGATGCGGTGGTTGTAGTTCAGTGCGCTGGGCAGGATCTCGGTGGGCAGCGTGTCGAGATTGTTGACGTAGGCGCACTGCCCGGCGGGGAATTCGCTGCCGGATTGTGCGATTCCGGCCTGTGGGATCGCGGCGATCGTGCGGGTCGAACCGAGGGTGGTGGTGCGCTGGAGCTGCGCAACCGCGACCAGGTGCCCGGGCAGCAGTTCCTCGGTTGTCGGGGAGATCAGCCGGTACTCCTGCTCGGCGCTGGAGATGGTGTCCTTCACATCGCCGGATCCCCACATCAGGCGAATCTTCTGCAGCTGCGGGTCCCAGATGTAGACACCCATGTACCAGGCCGCGAGACCACCCAACCAGCCCGACGAGTAGCGGCCGGTGATCATCTTCATCCGGTTGATCGTCATCTTCCGATCCACCCGAATGAATGTCAGATCAAGGGTCCGGTTGGCCGGCTTGTACGTCGGCAATTCGAGAGATGAGACAGGCTCGTAGACGATGTCGTGCTTGTGGTTTCCGTTCTGACCCCCGGATCCGTCCCCGTCGCCGCCATCCGCAGTCGCGGTGCTGGTCGGCCTCGGCATCAGCAGCTGCCGCGAGAACGACGGGATGTCCTGCCCGCCCAGCGAATCGCACATCGGGGTGATGATCTCGGTGACCATGATGTCTTTTGCGTCGAGTAGGTCCTGGGTGACGTAGCTGATCGCCGATTCGGTCTGATTACGCCACCCGAACAGGTCCGCCAAAAACCCACTCAGACCGCTCGACGACGATCCGAAGAACGCCTGTCCGAACTTGCCGAGCAGCTCACCGATGCCTGAGAAACCGCCGAACAGCAGCCCGAGGATCCCCTGCGTGCCGAGTGCGTCGGCGAGATCACCGACGTCGTCCCAGCCGGTGTTCGGCCCGCCGGGAACGAAGTTGTCGGGTGAGGTCACGAGTCCTCCTCCGGCGACTCGGTGGTGCCCGGTGCGTCCACTACTTCCTGCAGCAGCTCGAGTTGCGCCGCGCCCGGGAGCGCGGCGAGCTGCGCACGGATGTGCGAGTAGGGATCGGCGCGTTTCGGTGCGGGCATCTTCTTCGAACGCCAGTGCCCCGGATTGTGCGGGTGGATCGGGCCGGTTGCCGGTGGGTCGTACCGGTCGAGTGACTCCTCGACGGGCCGGAACCCCAGCCGCTCGAGATGCCGACAGAAAGAATTGATCTCGTCGGGCTCGAATGTGACGGGCGTGGACCCGGCACCGTTCGTCGGAGGATGCATCAGCGCGTAGGCGTACGGGTGCATGGTGGCCGGTAGGGCCGCTTGCAGTTCTTCGGGTGTCACAGATGTCTCCTGGTCTAGACGGCGCTGCTGTGCTGTCGCAGGGCGCTGCTGACGGCTTCGAGCCCGCGCAGCGCGCGGGTGCCAGCCAATTCCTCTGAGCGGTAGTCGCCGACGTTGATCTCCCACGGCTGGTCGGGATTGGCGCGGTCCCACGACTGCCGCACAGATGCGATGTGCGAGAGCCAGATGCGGTTGCCGATCTCGAAGCCGCAGCGGTGTCCGTCGTCGATATGCAGTCCCACGCGGTAAGGTGCCGAATCGTCGACCTCGGCGGCGAACGAGACATAGCCGCGAGCCTTGTGCAGACCCACGCGGATCGTCTGCAAACCGGACGGCGAGATGGCGACACCGCCGCCAGCTTCGAACCCGCCCTTGTGCGAGTACGGCCCCATCCGCGCCTTGCGCTGATGGTCAATCCCGATGGCCCAGGCGAGGATGATGTCCTCGACGGCCTTGTCGAAGATGCCGAGCGTGAGCCATGGCAGGCCGATCGCGCTGCCGAGCAACCCCAGGAGGATGTTCGATACGAGCTTGGCGCCCTGGTTAATGGCGTCGGGTGAGCGACCACCCGTCATGATTGAGTGCTCAATCGGTTTGTGTATCACCATCTTTGACTTCAGCCCGCGGTGCTGGCCGCGACGGAAGATGGCGAATGGGCCGTTCGGGTCGGTGTTGTTGGGGTCGTCGTTCGGGTCCGCGATGGTGACGGTGTCCGAGGTTCCGTCTGGCGCGAAGATGCGGAGCAGGTCGAGGATCGGGTCGAGGATCGTGCCGGTGACGCCGGGGATCGTGGCACGCTTCTTGACGTCGAACACGAATGTCGGCCGGTCGAGGATGAAGTGGGTTGGGCACGGCTGCGGGTCCCCGGGTTCCCACAGGTCGCCGGTGAGTTGCAGTCCGCCGTCCTCGAGCGTGGGATGGACCAGATCCCAGAAGTCGTCCATCCGTGCGCCGAGCGCGGTCCACGGTCCGACTCCGTCGTGTGATTCGATGTACGGGATCATCACCATCGGCCACTTCGCGTTGTCGAAGTTCGCCTGCCAGTTCGCCGCGTTCCAGATGTCGAAGAACGGGATCCACAGTGGTTGCTGCTGCCGCAGCAGGTTCCGGTGCGCGTAGCCCTTGATCACCTTGATCGAGTTGCCCGCCTGGAAGTCGATCTTCGGCGCCTGGACCGTCAGCGGTGCGAACGTGTTTGGCCAGCACTGCCAGTGTTTGGCCTCGTCGAGGATGTGCCGGGCCAGTGGCCGGACGATCGCCTCGCCGTGCTCGTCCTCGTCGAATTCAATGTCGTAGACCTTGAAGCAGGCCTTCTTCCACGGAGAGCGGAACACCAGGAACATGTCGTGATCGAGGGACAGGCCATCGATCAGCCAGTCCGCGAGGTCGTCGCGGCCGTCGATGCCGACCGACGCCTCACCGACCTCGTTGCACATCGTCTCCCACGAGGCGTCGTATTCGCCCTCGACCTCACCGACGAGCTCGAGGTACTTGTCGTGGATCGTGACGCGGGTCCGCAGGAGCGCGAGCGCCGCCTCTTCGTGCTCCTGGGCGTCGATCGCGGCGAGGTCAGCATCAAGGTCATAGCTCACAGACGATCACCCCCAGGGCATCTCGTGGTAGCGCGGCAGGTGGATACGCAGCTCGGCAGGGACCGCCGAACCCTGCACCTCAACTGAAATTTCGGTCGGCGGGGTGCTGGGCGGGACTTCGTGCATGAAGGTCACGCCACGCATGGCCTTCCACACCTCGAACCCGGCGCCGGCAGCGCGGATGGTCTGGAAGTCCTGCCGGGTCTGCACCCGCCATCCCGTGGTCTGCGGTTTGAGCGGCACCGTGCGGTCCGAGATGCCGTCCGGCAGGATCCACTTCGTCGCCGGTGTTCCCTCGAACTTCATCCACAACGGGACATCGGTCGGGTTGTCGACGACCACCGTGCCCGTGTGTGACCCGACACCCGGTTCCCAGATGACGGGGTCGGTGCCCGACGTCAGGTACGGCCAGCACGCCACCACGACCATCTCGATGCTGATGCGGGTGGTCTGCATCGACATCCGGCCGACGATCTTCGGATCGCGGTCGAGGCGGAGCCGGATCGACCGCTGACCGTCGCCGGTCTTGGTGATCACCTCGTTGTCGTACTCGAAGGACCACACCGCCATCCAGTCGGCGAACGCCTTCTCGAAGTCGCGCCGGGTGCGGCCCTCGATCCTGACCTGGAAGTCGAGGACACGCTCCTCGATCTTCGTGACCTTCGGGGTCGAACCGTGCTGGTATGCCCGGGAGGTGCGGGTCGGGGTGCGGGGCGCGGGGACCCAGAGACCGGCCAGGCCGTCCTCGATCCACGCGTCCCGCGCCCTCCCCCGCGTCGGGCCGCCGAGCTTATACGGCGACCCATTCCACCCGATCATGGTGATCGAGTCGTTCACCAACGCCTCCTGGACTCGGGGGCCTTGCCGTGGCCGCGATCACGCTGGTTGATCATGATCTGGATCTCCCGTCTCGTTTCCGGGTCGAGGCGACCGTGGACATTCCAGGTGTCACCGCCCGCACCGACCGGTGCGTACTCGAGCGCTCCCCGGTCCGCCCCGGTGAGCACGTCACCCGGTGCGGTCGCCGCCGACTGGACCCGATCGAGCATCGGGACCAGCGACTCGAACGCCTCGGTCTGCCGCGGCGAGAGAACCCGCTCGGGGCGGATGACGTCCTTGAGCAGGTACCCCTTGCCCGAGGCGATTCCGCCCTGGTCGTAGTAACCGTTCTTCTCCCAGAACGACTTCGCACGGATCGGATCGCCGTACCGGTCGCGGATGTAGTTCCGTCCCGCGACGCCCTGCGTGTACGGGTCTTCGCTCTCGTCGGGCAGGTACTGGTCCTTCGTCGAACCGAGGAACTGGAACAAACTGAAGGCACCCGAGGACGGGTTGCGTGCGAGCGGGTTCCACCCCGATTCCTTCTGGATGATCCAGTCGGTCGCGGCCCACTGCTCGCCTTCGTTCCAGCCGTTCGGCGCGAACGCGCGCTTGACGGCGTCGACGACGGACTCCGGTTGCGCCGGCGACGCCTCGACCGCGGGCGGTGCTTCCGCCCCTGCCGGGGCCGCCTGGGCAGACCCGGCTGCGCCAGGATCGGCCGCCGGTGCCTCGGGAGGCTTCTGGTCGTACGTGGCCTCATCTCGTGGCCCCGTCTGATCCGAGCGACTGCGGCCCGTCTCGTCGACGAGCTGCATCCCCTCGAACTGCGACGAGAACCCAGCCATGCCGAGCAGGTCGTTGCCCCACTCCGCGAGCAGCGAGGTACCGATCTGCGCACCGACACCGCCCCAGTCGATCTCGCCCGCGTACTTACCTGCCGCGGCAAAGTTCGACTGCATGAACTGCATCACGTCCTCAACGGAACGCACCTGATCCCAGTTCAGTACGGCCTCGGGCTTGCCGGTCTCGTTGCGGACGATCGAGAGCCCGTTCGGGATCCAGCCGCCCTGATCGCGGAACAGTCCCCCGATTCCCTTGGCCTTGTCCCAGACCGACCCGAGCAGATCGCCCAGGCCGGTGACCTTGTCGGCCAGGAACGACGACGTCATGTCGCGGCCCTTGTCGAGGAACTTGGATGGCACACCACGCGACTCGGGCGGCGGCGTGCCGATCGCGGCACCGATACCAGCCTTGATCGGGTTCAGGAAGAAGTCGAAGATCTCGGAGATCTTCGACTGCACGAACGACTTCTTCCCGTCCGGGGATGGTCCGCCGCCGCCACCGGGGCCCGCCGGCTTGAATGCGCCGTCGGCTCCGATAGCGAGGTGGAACAGGCCGGGGTGCTTACCGGCGAATTGCGGGTCGTCGGCACCGGCGGCGGGTCCGCCGTAGGCGACGTTCCCGTGAGAGCCACCGGATTCGACGTTGACCGTCGAGTACCCGCCGAAACCGGTCAGGGTTCCCGCGGTGTGTCCACCGCCGGGCCCGCCCGGGTTGTCGTGCACACCGACCGAGAAGCCCTCGCCGAGACCGGGCACCCACGGCTGGCCGCCGGGGAACGACCCGGTCGCCCACTTCCGTATGCCGTCGCCGCCATTGATGATGGCGTCGGCGATCATCGACATGTACCCCGAGCAGTCCTCGAACCCCCACGTGTACGGGTTGCCGTTGCGCATCTTCGCGGCGCGGTGACCGTTCTCGAGCTGCGCCTGCCACATCGGGCGGATCTCGCCGCCGTCCTTGTAGGCCGGGAGCAGCCAGTCGAACATGCCCTGCGGGTCGACGTTGCCGTACCCCTTCGACGCCACGCTGGCGCCGTAGGCGTTGAGGTTGTCGCGGCCGACCTGCCGAACGATCTGCCCGCCATCCCATTCGAACGGGATGCCGCGCAGGATCATGTCGCGGATCGCGTAGATCGCGTTGTGGCCGCCCGCCGCCTGCACCTCCTTGGTGGTGACCATGTGCTCACCGTTCGAGCCCCACATCAGCACGTCGTCCGACGTTCCGCTGCCGGGCCCGAAGATCGGACCACCGGTCGCTCGCTCGGGGATACCGGCGAGCGGCTGGGCCTGGTCGAGACCGAGAAGCCCTGCGGCCTTGTTCCATGCCTTGAGGATGCCCTCGTTCCAGACCGTGTTGATCATGAAGTTGATCGGCTTCGCGAGGACACCCTTGAGGCTGTCCCACTTGTCGCCGATGCCCTTCACGACCTCGGAGAAGAAGTCCCGAACCTTGCCGAGGGCACCCTTCAGCGCCTCCCAGGCGGGGCTGATGACGTTCTCCCACACGGCCTTGATGCCGTTGCCGAGCCCTTCCCACACGGGCTTGATGACGTCGTTCCACACGGAGGAGAAGAGGGCACCGACCACGCCGAGCGCTGCTTTGAGCAGTTCCCAGGCGGGACTGATGACGTTCTCCCACACCCATGCGATCCCGGCACCGAGCGCATCCCAGGCCGGTTTGATCAGCGAGTTCCACACCCAACCGAAGAAGTCGCCGAGCGCCTGCAGGCCGATCTTGATCAGCTCGAACCCGGGCTGCAGGTACGTCTGCCACACCCATGTTGCGACGCCACCGATCAGGGTGAACACACCCTTGATCGCCTCCCACAGAAGCATTGCGGCCGTGATGACGATCGCGATCGCGACCTTGAAGATGGTCTTGATCTGCTCCCAGAAGGTGGTGACGAGCACGATGATCAGCCCGAGGGGGCCCATCACGATCGGCAGGATCAGCTTCCAGTTGTCACGGACAAAACCGACGACCGCCATGAAGGCGTTGCCGATCGCCTCGAAGATCGGCTGCAGGAAGGACCACACCGCCGAGACGGTGTCCTTGATACCGCCCCACACCGTCTCCCAGATCCGCTTGCCGGTCTCGGTTTGGGTGAAGAAGTAGACAAGGGCCCCAACCAGTGCGGCGATCGCGAGCACGATGAGCGCAATGGGGTTCGCGCTTATCGCCGCGTTGAATGCCCACTGCGCCGCGGTGCCGATGAGCAGCGCTGCGCGGTGAGCGGCCAGGGCGACCGTGTTGGTGCCCAGCGTTGCAGCGGAGCGCCCGGTCGCGGCGGCGAACACGCCCTGCGCGACCGAGGCCACGAACATGATCGCGTTCCACGCGGTGACCGCCGCCATGATGACCTTCACCGCCATGACGGTGGCCAGGAGCAGCGGCGCGAACGGGACCAGCTTCTCGATGATGGTCGCCAGGTGCGGCGCCACCGCCGCAAGGACATCCGCCCACGGCCGGAACGCCTCCACCAGACCGGGCAGGATGGGGGCCAAGTTGGCCAGCGCCTGCCCCAGTGCGGGCATCAGCTCCCGTGCCATATCCATGAGCCCGGGAATGGCGTCCTGGATTGCCTGACCCATCGCCGAGAACCCTGGTGCCAGCCCGGACGCGGCTTCTGCACCGAACCCACGCAACAGCGAGAACAGCGGACCGGCAACGGTGCTGATGTTCTCGAACGTCTGCCGGATCCCGGCGAACGTCGCTTTGAGGTCCTCCGCACTGATGTTCCTCAGCTTTTCGCCAAGGTCCAGCAGCCATCCGTTGATCCCAGCTCCGCTGTCTGCGAAGGTCTGCGCTGCTGTTCCGAGGACACTGATCAGCCCGGAGAACACTGAGCCCAGACCACTTTCGCCCTGAGCGAGGCTCCCGAAGAATCGGTTCGATCCGTCGATCATCCGCTCCCACCCCGCCGTGGCGGCAGGACTGGAGATCGACGTCGCGATCTGCGACCCGATGGCGCCGAGAGTTCCTGCGAGACCACCGAGACTCGGCATGAGCCGGGTGATCAATCCCCCGAGGATGCCGAACGAGCCGATCATCGCGCCACTGAAGCGATCGGTGACCTCTTCGCGCAGGTTCTTGAACGCCTGCAGCAGCGGTGCGAGCCGCTGCCCGATCATCGCCGCGAACGGATCATCTCCCGAGGCTGCCGACTGCTGCGCGTCCGCCATGCTCTGATAGGCGTCCGCCACAGCCTCCGCGGCGTCGATGTTGGCCTGCGCCACATCCTTCTGCGTCTGCGCGGCATCGGCCTGGGCCTCGCGCAGCTGCTCCTGGGCGTCGACCTCGCGGCCCTTGGCCTCGACGACTTTGTCGGAGCCTTCGATACCCTTGGCCTGCGCGTCGGCGATCTCGGCGCGCTGCTCCTTGTTCGAGGCCTTGACCTCTTCGAGAGCCTGCTCCGCCTCTTCAACGCCGAGCTCCGCCCGCCAGATATCGAGGGGGTCCGAGTCCCTGTTGCCCTTGGTTTCGGCGAGGTACTTCCTGGCCTCGGCCAGGGACAGGGTTGCGCTCTTCTCGTCGAGCGTCAGCCCCTTCAGGGTCCGCGCGTAGCCGTCGGCGTCGCGCTTGGCCTCCTTCCGGGCCCGGTTGACGTCGTCCTGCGCGTCCTTGACCGCCTTCTGCGCGTCGACGACCCGCTTCTCTGCGTCGACGATCTGACGGGCTCCCTGCTCAGCGGTGCGGGCCTGCGACTTCTTGGCGCTTTCGACGGCCTTCATCGCCGACGCACCCTGCGAGGACGAGGTGCTGGCAGCCTTCTGTGCCTTATCCCACGCCTTCGCGCCATCGGACAGTCCGGCGAACGCCATCTTCGCCACGCCGATGGCCGGACCGAGGATGCCCGCCGCTGCTGCAGCGACCGTGCCCATCGCGGCCGCGACGGCCGTCAGACCCGCGACCAGCGGACCGGTGGCGAAGCTACCCACAACAGAACCGAGCGCCGAGACCGCACCCAACGCGACTGCCGACCCGACGGTCACCATGCCCAGCGCCTTGCCGATGCGCGTCAGGGTGCCGATCAGCTTCGATACTGCGGCCATGACCAGCAGCGCCGCGGTGACGCGACCGATATCCCGGGCGAGGATGTTCGCGGCCGCGGCAGCCAGGCGCAGCAGACCGGCAAGCTTGGCGACGCCCGCACCCGTCATCACCTTCAGCAAGGATGAACTGACCAGCAGGCCTGCACTGAAACCCTTCAGCACCCGTGCGGCGAGTCCGATACCGGCGGCTGCCATCCCGACATTTCTGATGACCGACCGTGCAGCGTCGTTGGCGACCGTGAAACCTACTGCCGCCATCCGCATTCCGTTGCCGATGGCGGAGACGAATCCTGCCGCGAAGCTGCGCCCTTCTTCGCTGCCACGAGAGTTCGAGTTCATCGTGGCGCTCATGCCGTCGACGAACCGGGAGCCGACCGTGCGGCCACCCGACTCGAAACCGGCAGACAGCCGCTGTAGCAGCGATGCACTGTCCGCTTCGGCGCGCTTGCTGTCGATTCGAGCCTCGATACGTGCGACCTTCGTGGTCGCCGTCGAGCGCTTCGACTCCGCCGCATGCAACGCATCGGCCGCGGACCGGCTGTCGCGCTTGGCCTTGGCGACCTTGCCCTCGGCTGCGGCGAGCTTGCCCGCGTCGGAGACACCTCGGTTGCGCAGGGCCTGCAGTTGCTTTTCGGCCGCGGCCACGTCGTTGGCCGCCGCGACCTCACGACGCCGTGCGTCGGCCGCACCCTTGGAGGCGCGCTCGAGGTCTGACTTCGCCTTCGCGAGCGAGCGCTGGTCGACCCGGACGTCGATGTCGTGACTGACCGGGTTGCTCTTGATCGCGGTCCGGACCCGTTTGAAGTATCCGCCCATCGACGGCAGAACGTTGATGAAGGTCTGCCCACCCTGCAGGTCAGCCACTGGACACCTCCTGCGGTTGGATGCGCCGCTTGTAACGGCTGCCGAGCACCTGCGACGAGATGTCGTCGTGCTCGACGAGTGCCTGGTATTCCTCAGCGCGGTCACGCGCTGTCTGCGGTCGCGGTCGACGCGCCGGCGGTTTGCCGCCCTTGCCCTTGAACTTCGGGCTCGCACCCCACACGCCGTGCACGATCTGAGCCATCAGCTCCACCGTCTCGGTGAGCAGCTCACGATCGTGCGTCCACCCCACGAGAGAGGGTCGCTTCGATGGCTTGGGGAGTTCACCGCGCTGCTCCATTTCGAGGCGCTGCATGGCGCGCTCGTCGTCGTCGGCGATCGCGGCGTAGTACCAGCCGCCTTCCGGGAGCGCGGACAACAGCCGGAGCAGCCGGTTCCAGGGATTGCTCAGGTGATCGCGGACCCAGTCGTAGAGCCGCTCGTCGCCGGGCATGGTGAACAGGTCCTTCTCGATCGCATCGCCGTAGCGGTCGATCTCGTGGACCAGGTACGCCCATCCGGTATCCGGTGGGATCAGGATCCCGAAGTGCTCGCGGATGTCGTCGACGAGGTCGGCGAGTTCGGAGATCGGCCGGCGCGCGTAGTGGTCGGCGATGACGTCGGCCAACTGTTCGCCGACGAGGAGGTCGAGCTGGTCGTGGACGGAGGCGGTGGTGTCGAGGTCGGCGACGTCGGCCGCTTCGGGTGCCCCGATGACGAGCTCGGGCCCGTCGTCGTCCAGGTGCACGACGAACGGGCCGGCGGCCTCATCGAGGAGGGTCTCGAAGTACGAGGCCGCCGACCCGTTGTCGTCAGTCATCGGTCAGCGGCGGCGACCGGCGCGGCGCCGATCGCGACTGCGCCGATCGGCACGGTTCACTGCCTGCTCCGTATCGAACAGTCCGAAGTGCCGGGACAGGTCACGCGCGAGGTCGATCAGCGTGTCCGGGTGCGTCGGCCCGAGGAAGTCGACGACCTCGTCGTACTGATCGCCGAGGAACAGCTTGAGGACACGGCGCGACGTCTGGGCCTCCTCGATGTCCATGACGGTGTCGGAGTCCGGTTCCTGGACCAGGAAGGTGGGCGACTCGCCGATCTGGAACTTGAACGGCTCCTTGGGCTCACGCTGCTCGCCGCCGTACTTGCGGACGTTCGGGTCGTCGAGCTGGGTCACGTTGTCGAGGTCCTTGCTCACTGTGCGCCTCCGGTGGTGCGTCGGGTGATCTTGGGCTTGGGCGCCTCGGCGGGTGCGTCGGCGGGTTCGTCGTCAGACGGCTTCTCGCTCGACTCCGCAGTGGGCTCGGGTACTGGTGCGGTGGGTGCCGGAGCCGGATCGGGCTCGGCTGGCACCGGCTCGGGTGCGGGCCTGTATCCGGACGCGACCAGCTGCTTGTGCTCGACGTACGAGCTGGGCGCGTAGAGGCGACCGGCTGGCGACACCAGCGGTGTCGGTGTCCAATCGGCCTTGTTGATCGTGCGCATGTGTCCCACGACGGGACCTCCTTCTGTGACGGTCGGTCTGGCGGTCTGGATGCACTGGGCAGGCGGTCGACCGCCGATCCCCGCCTGCCCAGTGCGTTCTCGTGCCCGGCACGATGGCCGGGCGTCGGTCAGGCAGCGATGACGATCGACAGCGGCTTCTGCACGCTGCCCGGGGTCACGCTGTCCACGACCTGGACGGTGAAGTTCGACGTACCTGCGGCGGTCGGGGTGCCGGTGATGGCGCCGGTCGACGCGTTCAGGGCCAGGCCGGCGGGCAGCGTGCCGGTCGCGAGCGACCAGGTCTTGGTTCCGGTGCCGCCGGTGACCGTCAGGGTCTGCGAGTACGCCGCGCTGACGGTGCCGCCGGGCAGCGACGCGGTGGTGATCGTCAGTCCGCCGCGCTTGAACCCGGCGTCCTCGAGGACACGGTTCCAGCCTTCGCCGCCGAAGTAGTGCCGCACCGCGACACCGTGGTCCGTGTCAACCATCGCGTTGACGGTCGTCGGCCACGTAACCGACCCCTCACCATCGGAGATGGTCTGCTCACCCATCTCGGAAACCTCGCCCGCATAGAACAGGCGGCCGAGGAAGATCCGGTCCTCACCGGTGTTGAACTGCGACAGCGCCAGGTAGCGCTGCTGCCGGATCGCCGTGATGGCCGGCTGATCGAACGCGATCTCGCCGGTCTCCTCGTCCGCGATCATCTGCGACAGGTCGACACCGAGGTTGTTCTCGATGTTGTGCCGGTTCGCTTCCAGGCCGGTGAACTGGAGTCCGGCGATGTCGGAGATGAAGTCCGACCGGACCGGGTTGGAGTAGCCGATCGCGCTGATGTCGGACTTTTCGAGTTCCCGGGTCAGGGTGATCGAGTCGTCCTTGAGCAGGAGACCGAAGTCCCATGCTCCCACGGGGAGTTCGGCGAGCTGGGAGTTCGACCCTTCGGTGATGTACTCGATCGGGTCGATGTCCATGCCCATCCCGTAGATGTGGGCGCGGTTCGGCTTGAGGATGAGTTCGCGCTGATGACGCGAGACTTCGAGCTGTCCAATGTCGCTGACCATGATGCCTCCTGGGCATGAGGAAGGCCCACGACTCTGGATGTCGTGGGCCTCGGGTGTGTGGGTTGTTCGGTGTGAGTCTCAGCGCCGCCAAGGCTTCTGCAGGCTGAGCGCGTAATACGCGACCTCGCGGCGTGCGTCCGGGTTCTCGTACGGTTCGGACTCCGGAGGTGTGTCGACGCGGCACGAGTCGATGCAGATCGGTTTCGGTTCGTCCTCCACCAAAATCCCCTGACCGGCTATGTATTCCATCCGGTTCGCGACCTGCCGAGCAAGCTTCGACGCGCCACGCGGGTCGGGGTGGTGACAGGTGATCTGCACGCGCGGATAGTCGCTGATGCCGTCGTTCCCGCCACCGACCCGATTGATCTGGATGCCGGTGCCGCCCTCGACGGGTGGCTCGGTATCCGTCTCACCGGCCGGGGCGAGGTACACCATCAGCACTTCCTGAATGTCCGGGAACAGCGTCTCGTCGATCTCGACAGCCATCAGTCACCTCCCCTGTCGTTCGATCGCGGCGATTGCGGCCCGTAGCCCGTGAACCGCCGACGAGCGTCTCGTGCCGAACTCCGCGGCGACAGGGTTGCCGCGACCAGCACGCGGGACAACGATGCGAGTCGCAGGCCGGCCATCCCAGCCCCTGCCATCTTCAAGGTGCGCCGAGCGCGCCATCTCGCCGCTGCCACCACGCGCATTCACGTGCCGTTGGAACGCTTTCAGCCCGACTCGGGCGTGCTTTCGGACGATCATCCGGAACTGATTCGAGTTCATCAGCGCCTTCGCGTCTCTCGACGTGAACCTGAACGTCCCTGGTTTCGGATCAGCCATCAGATGCTCTCCCACTTCTTGAGGTATCCCCAGACATGGTCTGGAGATCCGTCGTCGTCGAACCACGTCTGCAGGTCGCCGTCGACGTGCAGCCGCGGCCCGATGCCGTTGACATCGAGGACGTTCTCCGTCGATGCGGGGAAACCAGGCGGCGCGAACAGGATCCACCGGGTGTGCCGCTCGATCGGCACACCCTCGACGGAGTCGACCGGCTGGACCGAGCAGCCCGGGAACTCGGCCCCGGGCTGCTCGGTCATCACGCCACGTTTACCGCGGACCCGCTCGATCACCCGCACGGTCTGGTTGCCGAGCTCATCCATCGTGACCTCCGAAGCAGTACGAGGGACCCCCACTGCGTGAGATCCCGAGGAGTTGGTAGTGCGAGTCCTCGAAAGTCAGCAGCGCGCCAGGATTGGCGAGGGTGCCGGACCGGGTCACGCCTCCCACTGTCTTCGAGTAGGAGACGTGACCGAGGTACTTGTCGCTTGCCATCGCGGTACGGACGACATGAATGACGACGATCCGGGCGGCGGGGTCATCGTCGGCGATGCCGGGCTTCCGATCACGAATCCAGTTCGACGCCGCGGCGATCAGATCTGCCGCGTCATCGTCGCCGCCCGGCGGACGGACACGGCCGCGGAAGATGTCGTCCGTGGTGACGAAGTCCGCCATGGCATACCCCTCAGTCCAGCTCGGCGATGAGGTCGCGCTTCTCGAACGCCTCAGCGTCGTCGCGGTCCATGCCACGTGCGACGGCGTACTCGACCCAGATGGCCTTGGCTGCCGCCTGCTTGGGGCGCTCCACTTCCGCGACCTCGACGGGCGCGTCGGGCTGGTCCGCCGAGGCGGCGTCCACTGCTGGCAGGGCGGCGTCGTCCTCCGCCGCGGGAACCACGGGCGCGTCGTCGTCGGCAGGGCCGGTAGTTTCGTCTCCGGCGGGAGTCGCGTCTTCGGCCGGGCCATCCTCATCGGCCGCTTCCGGCTCGACCGGAGCGATAGCGCCGATCCGCAGGAGTCGCTCCACGTGCTCGTCCGGCACGTCGACCACCGCGCCGCGGCGGTGCCGGACGTATCCGACCGGCGGTCCGACGGGCTCCTCCCAGAAGCTCGCGACGATCTCGTGCCGCGCCATCAGGAGGAGATCCCCGTGATGGTGAAGACGGCACCCGGGTTGTCGACGCCGAGGATGCGCTTGCGGAAGGCGTCCGAGCGCCACGACATGTTCGGGCCGCCGGCGCCGGAGTTGCCGCCCTCCTCGTAGACGGGCGTCATCTGCAGCGGGTAGGTGTCGGAGTAGAACCCGGCAACACCGGTCTCGAGGACGATCACCTTGGTCGGATCCATCCACCGCGACCGGAGCGGAGTCAGACCGCAGATCGTGAACGGCAGAGTGCCCTTGTAGATCGGGTTCTCCGATGCGAGATCTCCGATGTACTTCGACTGGATCTTGTCGTTGCGGATCAGCGTGGTGAACGCGCGCGGGTGGGCGAGGATCGCGTTCGGCGAGTAGCCGAAGTTCTTCGTCTCGTCACCGTCGAAGCCTGCGGACTCGATCTCCTCGATCGCGTCGAAGATGTCCTTCGACGGGTCGCCGGTCGAGCCGGTCCAGGCAGCGGAGGCGGGCGCGTTCGGCGTGCTCGCGCCATTGAACGCGGCGAGGGCGGCGTTCACACCGGAGCGGATCATGGTCCGCTGCAGCGCGGTGATCTGCTGGGAGACGCGGTCGACCTTGTTCTCGTGCCGCATCTCGTAGGAGATCCGGATCGCCTTTGCCGTCTTCTGGCCGATCACGCTGCGGACCTTGCCGTCGCCGATCGTCGAGACCGGGATCTCGGCGAACTCGGCGACTTCCTCGGCGTCGTCGTCGAGGAACGGATCGGCGGCCTCACGGAACGCGACGACACCTGAGTCGTTCGAGCCGCCGTTGCGGAACAGGGCCGCCTCGACGAATGCACCGTCGAGGTAGTTGATGACCCGCTGCGGAATCCACGTCGGGTCCTTGAGCATCGAGTCGACGGTGAGCGTGTCGCCGTCGTATGCGGAGGTGATGTTCCTGGTCATGAGTCAGTGGCCTCTCGGTCGATCAGGCGGGCGCCGGGATGAAGGGCCCGGCGAGATCGGTACGGACGGTTGCGTCGCTGGCTGCGGACGCCTTGGCTGCGATTCCGACGCACTTGGTGCCGGTCTTGGCGACGGTGCCGCCGGCGGCGGCGTACACCAGATCACCGGTGGCGAAGGCGACCGCGGTGGCCTTGGTGAGCGGCAGGACGCCGATCCGGTGGACCGCGAGGACGCTCGGAAGACCGTGGGACAGGTCGTTGTCGGTGCGGGCCGCGGCCGGGGCGCCGGACTGCGCGACTGCACCGTACGGGAGATCGGCGGCGCCGGAATGGGAGATACCCGTGGCGCCGAGCTTGACGACGTGGAACTTCTCGACGGCAGCCGCGACCTTGTGCGTGATCGGGCCTGCGCCGAAGGTGGGGTTCGACATGGTGTTTGTCTCCTCAGAAGTGGTCGCCAACGCCGAGACCGACACGGTCTGCGACGGCGGTGAGCGCGGTGGTGTGGTCGTCGTTCTTGACGGCGTCACCGTCGTGTCCGACCTCGACGACGGGGATGACGTTGGCGGGCATCGCGTCGATCAGCGCGCGAGTCTCTGCCGGTGCTGCGGCGAGCAGCTTCTCGTAGTGCTCGGCCTTCGCCGGCGGGAACTTACCCGCCTTGATTGCGGTATCGATGTACGAGCGGGACTCGGCCGCTTCCTGTCGGGTCCGGAACTCGCGACCCGCAGCAACCTCCGCCTGCATCGCGGCGAACTGGTCGGCGTCGACAGTGACGACACCGGCGCGTGCCTCGATGCCGGAACCGCTGCGGTCCTCGGCCTGCTCGGCGAGCACCTCGTCCAACGCGGCGACCACGATCTCGTCCGTGGCATCGGCCGCGGTGCCGAGGCGCTGCGCGAGGACTTCCTTGAGGGTGGGCATGTCGCCCTCCTTCCTGTTGGTGACCTCTACCGCCTCGGCAGAGGGAATCCGCGGCGCCGGGGCGTGGTCCCGGCCCGCGAAGCGGAAATGCGACAGGTTGAATGCCGCGGTGGGTGCACCGCTGTCCGGCGCGCTGGTGCCGACCTTGTCGGCGAGACCAGCGGCGACAGCTTCCTCGGCGGTGAACCAGGTTTCAGCGGCGACGAGTGCGCGCCATTCGTCGAACTCGCCACCGGCGCGACGCGCGTACAGCGAGGTGATCGAGTCGGTCATCTTGTCGAGACGATCGGCCTCGGACCGCAAGTAGTCCGCGGAGCCGGAGGTGTACAGCCAGGCCTCGTGGATCATCATCTGCGAGCCCTCGCCCATGACGATCTCGTCGCCAGCCATCGCGATCACAGACGCTGCCGAGGCGGCGAGACCGTCGACGCGGACGGTGACGGTCGCCGAGTGCGCGCGCAGGGCGTTCATGATCGCGATGCCGTCAAACGCGTCGCCGCCGGGAGAGTTGAGCCGGACGACGATCTCTTCGGTGTCGAGATCCTTGATCTGGTTGGCGATCGACTGCGCGTCGGTCTCCATCCAGTAGCTACCGATCACGTCGTAGATCATGATCTCGGTCGCCGCGCCAGCCTGGGCGTTGATGCGGCACCACTCACGTGAGCGACTCAGCACGCCGAGACCGTTGCGGATGGTCATGCTGTCTCCTTGGGTTTCGGAAAGTCCTTCGCAGGCAAGTCGAGCCAGCGCCGGACCTGTTCCTCGAGTGAGCGGTCGGGGATGATCACGCCCGCGTCGACCAGGGTGCGCAGTGCGGTGGCGATATCCACCGGGGATTCGCCGATCTCGTCGAACACGATCTGCGGCGCGGCGACCGTCTCACCGAAGTTCCAGTCGACGAGGTCCTCGACGATGTACCGGTTCGCGGCGTCACGGACCATCTCGGCGACGGACTTGACCGCGGTGGTAAACAAGTCGGCCTGTGTCGAGGCCAGGGCGTACGAGCCACCCTGGCCATCGAGGTTCAGGAAGTGCGCGAGTGCGACGCGACCGATCTGCGCGTCGTGGTAGTCGATCGCCGGTCGCGGGTCCGGGAGTTCGCCGGTTACACCCATAAGCGCGAACTTCGATTCGTTCGGCAGCGAGGCACCGGCCGTATCGCCCGCGCGGTAGGCGTTCGCCATCCGGCGGCCCTTCTCGATCTCGTCGGGCTGGGCGCCCGGCGGGTTGGTGTAGACCGGGACGCCCATGCCGTTGCGCTCGATGGTCAGGGCTTCGAGCTTGAGGAGGCGGTCCTTGAGCATCCAGTTCTTGTAGGCGGCACGCAGGATCGACTCGCCGCCCCAGTTGCTGCCTTCGCGCTCGTGCACATACGCCACGAGACGGTCAACCGGAATGACGATCCGGCCCGCGTCGGAGGCGCGCACCGACCACGTCGCGGCGGGCGGTCGTTGCTCGATGCCGACGAGCCCGCCGTCGCGCGCAACATGGATGTCGGCGAGGGTGGACGGCATCCGCGGTGCGAGCTTGCGCAGCCGGTAGCGGCGCGCCTGCTCGTCGAAGTCGACGACCTGCTCGAAGTACATTGCGCCGAACGGCAGTGCGAGCAGCGCCATCCGCAGGTGCTCGGGCCACGAGAACCGCCGCTGGCGGCGCGGCTGCGCGACTTCACCTTCGGCGCCGACGATCGGCAGTCCGAGCTGCTCGCCGATGTCGGCGACAACCTCCGGTTCCGCCCCTGCCGGATCCAGGCGCCACTGTGTCGCGAGGATCGGCAGCGTCACCGCCTTGAGCACGGTGCGCACCTGGGCGTCCTGCCGGCGCATCGCGTCGAACGTCTTGAGGCACTGCGGCCACCGGAGTTCGAACGCTTCCTCGGGGTCGATCTCCCGGTACCCGGCGTCGGGATTCGCGACGACGTAGCCGATCTCGCCCGGCGACGGTGCCTCTACGGAGCTCACCATGACACCTCCATCAGGTCACCCATCACTGATTCACTGCTCGGAGTCGGCTCGAATGCCAACTCCTGCGGGACTTCATGTTTCGGCTCGAACTGGCCCAGGCCCCACAACGCATTCGATGCGGCGACGACCTGGCAGATCGTTCCGGAGGTCTTGCGGGCCCATGCGACACCGCCGCCGTCGCCGATCTCGCGCAGCTTCGCGGCCCCAAGTCCTGCGGCCATTCGCTCGTCGTCGTCGTGCGAGACGGTGGACTCGTCGACCGCAGTGAGGAACCCCGTCGTCGAGGCCATCACGTCGGAGACGCGCATCATCTCGGGCTCGATGCCCGCTCGCCGCAGAGGCTGCTCGAGCACCTGCGCCGTCGACTTCGGGTCGATGACAATCGCGACCGGGTCGCCAGCCTCGATGCACGCCTTGAGGTACGCAACGACGGTGCGCGTGTCCGCACTGCCGTGGTAGCCGATCTGCAGGTGTGCGCCGTCTGCGGTCTTCGCGGCCGCCACGATCGAGCAGGTGCGGTCACGGCTCTCCCGCTCGGGCGACATATCCACGGCCAGGCACGTCGTGCCGGTGAGCCGCGGCTCACCGCTGTACAGGCTCGACCACACGCCGTCGTCGACGACCTTCTCGTCCTCGTCATCGTCATCCGGCGGCCAGATGCCCATGGCCTCACGCCGCCAGGAATCCTCGTCCGGGATGTTCTCCCGCATACGCAGCATCGACTCCAGTGGCGTGCGATGCGGGTAGGACGGGTTGAACGTGGCGAACTTGGACTGATCGTCGGGGTCGGTGTCGGGGTCCGCGGAGATCTCGACGTACACCTGGTCGCGGGTCAGGCCGTCGAGCGCCTTCTTCCGCTTCGACCCGAATGCCTCACCATCGTCGGTGGGCCGCGGCGGCGTCCCGATGAAGAACACCAGCCCGCCGTGCGGGTGCTCCGCGGCGTTCGTTGCCGGCACCATGTCCTCGAGCGCCTTCACGCCGAGGATCTGCGCCTCATCGAACACCTCGACGTCGATCGCGTCCATGCCGCGGCCGAAGCCCTGCTCGCGGGCACCGAACATGATGATCGACCCGTTCGCGAAACGGATCTCCTGTTCGCCGTTCGCCGTCCGGATCCCGTTCGCCGCGATGTGCGGCCACACCTTCTTGCGCCGCACCATCGACTGCATCGACCGGAACGTGTTCGTCGTCGTCCGATTGTGGTGCGACGTCCAGATCACCCGCAGGCCTGGGAACTCCAGGCACATGCCGATGATCAGGTTGCCGACCGTGTAGGTCTTGCCGACCTGCCGTGGGATCGAGGCGACCACGCCACCGATCGACGCGGCGTACTTCCCGGACTCGCGGCACCCGAGCGCGATCTGCCCGAAGCCTTGCTGCCACCGGTCGAACGAGACACCCACGTCCTGCAGCCGCTGGTACACCCGCGGGAACTGCGACGTGACGATCCCGTCCGGGATGATCAGATGCCGAGCAACCTCGGAGAGCTTCCGCTCAGATGGCCGAAGCGTCGTACCGGTCATCGACCGTTCCCGTCAGTAACGGATGCTCCGGCTGGACCTCACGCAGCGCCGCCTCCAGCTCCCGCAGCCGACCGGGCGCATCGTCGTCCTCCCGGGCGTCGATCGCCTCGATCTGATCCGCGATGTCCTGCAGCCGCTTCGTCAGCGACGCCAGGTCACGAGGAGGGCAGCCCTGATTCGTGACCGTCTCTGCGATCCGATCACGCATCGCCACCAACAGCTCACGATGTGATCCGGACTTCGCTGCCTGCGAGACCGACAGCGGCTTTGCGGGCGGGGGCGGCGTCTCGTCATCGGCGACCGCGCGCAGCCCCGGCTTCTTCGTGGACACGTGGCATCACCTCCCGTCGCGGGGTGGGCGTGGTGGAAAAAACGCCAGAGAGAGATTCCTGACTGGGATGCGATGCGGTCAGGAGCGCGGGGTTCCCAGGATTTTGGGGTAGGGGTGCCGCGCCGCCATCCTGTGAGCCCTCGACCTGCGAGCTGCCGTCAGGATGACTGTTCCTGCAGGTCAGAGGCTTTGCCCAAGCTCTTCTTGACCTCGTCGAGTTCGGGCCACGGGAATGCCTGCGGGCGAGGGCGTTCACGGAGGACGGGCCGTTGATGATCGCGGCTGCCGTCCTGACGAGACCGGTTGCACCCGCTGCACAGGAGCCGGTCCGCCTTCTTCCCGCCTTTGGATCGGGCACGTGAGTGGTCGGCTTCGAGCGGTTTGCCGTCCCAGTTGCGTGCCGCGTCGCGGTACATCGGGCGCCCGCACCACCAGCACGGCGTGCCATCAACGTGGGCCTTGAGCAGGCGCTCACGTTGCTTCTGATGGGACCAGCCCAGACCCTTCTGGGTCGTGGTCTCCGCCATCAGTCCATCACCTCGTGAGGTACATGCGGAGGATGCCGACGAGCGACCACCATGCGATCCGCAGGGTGACCATCATCGGGTTACCACCCACACGAGGATGCGGTTGATGGTCTCGAATGTGCGGTCGAGGAGGGCACCGAGTCGGTCAGGCATGTCAGTTCTCCTTCGCGAGGAAGCTGTCACGCGGGATGCGGATGCGCCGGCGCTTTCGCACCAGGGTCTCGCCATCGGGCGCGACGACGGCGTGCCCGTTCTCGTCCTTGGCGAATGCAGTGCACTTGAGCCAGCGGCGGCTGATCTGGCGCACGCTCTCGTCTTCGGTGAAGCGGGCCTCGGCGCCGAGTATGCGGAACACCTCGTCGTACGCCCGTGTCCCACGTCGAATCTCGGGGAATGTCCTCGCCATCGCTTCCTCCTCGTGTGTGAAGTAGATCCGCTCGCAGCTGCGCCGGGAAACGGGTCGGCGCGTGCTTCGATTCCAGCTCCTCGCGGTTGCGGGTACGAGGCTGGTGACGTTGACGAGCGGGAGATGATGCGCGTTGATGCTCGTTGCGGTCGCGCTCACGAAGAGCCAATGCGGGGATGCAACGGAGATCCAGGCGCGCCCCTGGACGTGAAGGTGTGATCGAAGCCATTCATCTGGACGTTGCCGAAAACCCCGGAAGAATGGAGGTGCGGCATTTCGTCGCTTCAAATATCGAATGAACGGAGCCTTTTATGGCTAACGACCTGTACATCATCGGCCTGCATGGGATCACTCGTACTCAGGGGACCGATCGCGTGTATCACCATGTGAGTTCGCATGTCCGGGGCGGCACTCCCTGCGACTGCGACCGTCCGATTCGCCTGATGACCAAGTCGACTGCGACGCTCGCCGGGAACTGCCTTCTGGTTGCCGTGGAGTGATCATGCTGGTGAGACGACGAAGGCGCGAGGGTTTGCATCTCTGCATAACTCTCGCGCCTGCCGGCGTCAGCCTAGCATCTGTGGGTGGTCAAGCTGTGCGGGCGGTTCGGCTGGGCGTGGCGTTGTACAGGGTGAGCGCGTCGTTCAGGCTGTACCGCTGGGTTCCGTCGTCGTCGGCGTCGACGGGCGTGATCTTGCCGCGGCGCACCCAGTTCCGAACCCGCTCGTAGGGGACAGTGTCGCCGACCTCGCGTGACAGTGCGGTCGCGAGCTGGTTTGCGGTGTAGCCGTATTCGAGGACCTGGTAGTGGAGGTCGGCCTGCATGGCGGTGATGTCGCAGGTGACGGAGCAGGTGCGGCAGGTCCATGCGTCTGTGCCACGCCGCACGTAGACGCCGAGGCATGAGACGGCGGGCTGTGCGGGACTCTGGCACGGGCCGGCGAACTCTTTGCCTTGCGGTGGGTCGATGGCGTCCTTGGCTCGTTTCCACGCGTCGGTGATTTCGTCGACGGCGACGGGTGCCTGCTCGGTGAGGGCGAGGTCGATGATGTGGCCGTCGAGCCAACGGGCGAAGTGCTGGGCGCGGCCTTCGCCGGGCAAGGGCAGGTGACGTGCGGTGCAGACGTGGTGCGCCCAGACGCGGAGGGTGCCATGGAGGTCGTGGGCGGCGTCGGACGCGTCGAGATCGAGTACGTCTGCGGTGTCGTCGCTGCGGGCCTGTCTGGTGGTTTCCTGGGTGCCGAGTGCGGTCTGTCGGGTGATGGCGTTGTCGAGTTCGTCGACGACCCACGTGTAGATCTCGTCGAGCCGGGTGGACAGGAGGCTGCGGGCTGCCCGGTCGAGGTAGAAGTGATCGGCGTCGGTGATCGCCACGGGGTTACCTCCAGTATTTCGGTTTGGCGACTTGCTGTGATGCGGGGTTCTTCCGGCGCCATTCGGTGTCGTCCCACCAGGTGTGGCGCGCGTTCTTGGCGACCTGGGCGATGTGGTCCATGAGAACTGGGCTCTGGTCGTACCACTCGCGTCCGGATGCTCTGAACGCCTTGAAGGTTCGGTGCAGTTGTTGTTCGTCTTGCAAGCTGCCTGGTTCGACGGCAAGCAGTTCTGTGTCGGGCGGGTAGGACGCGAGGCGGCGTTCGAGGTTCGAGGCGTAGCCGAGCTTGATGTGCGGTCCGACGCGGAGGTAGTAGACGTACCCCTCGGGCGGGGCCTGCAGTGGGGGCAGGTTCTCCCGCTCGGCGCGATGCTGCGCGGCGTGTTCCGCCTGCAGAGCGGCCTGCTCGGTGATCCGCCCGGATCGGGTGGACTGCTTCTGGAAGTCCTGCATCTCCTCGTCCATCACGGCCCAGACCAGGAGTGCATGCTCACGGCATAGGTGGATGCCCTTCGCCCAGAGGTTGCCTTCGATGCTGATGCCGCACTTGCCGTCGACGATCGACCTGATGCTGGTGGGCCATTCGCATCCGTACTGCGTGAATTCCGTCATGGGCCTGATCCTTCCCTCGCGGTCGGACAGGCCGTGTCGGTCATGGTCGAGGCTCTTCCAGTCGCAGTTTCGAGTGCGGGACGGCGACGGACTTTGCGTCGGGTCGGTGGAGTTCGGCGTATGCGATGGAGTGCCGACGGATCGCGCCGACGCGCCAGTACTTGCCTTCGTGGTAGGCGGTCTTCATGCGGGGCCTCCGCCTTCTGCGAGGTATTCGATGGCGTCGAGTTCTCGACGGAGGTGCTTGATTCGGTCGGGTGAGTACCCGGACCAGTGCTCGGTGCCGGCGGAGAGTTTCGCGACGACGACGGGGGTGGCGGTGTAGCCAAGTCGTTTGAGGTCTGCGGCGGCCTCGGTGTCTTCTGTGACGTCGATGGTCGTGTACGGGACCTTGGCGTTGTCGAGGGCTCGTTTGGTTGCTCGGCAGGGCATGCAGCCTGGGGACGTATAGACGGTGACGTTCATGCGGGTAGCTCCTTAGGCTCGTCGCTGCAGGTGATTTCGAGCCAGAGCCCAGATGCGCGACTGCTGGCTTGGTGGATGATCGGTTCGGGTTTGGCCATGTGCTGTGGGATGTCGTCGGCGACGAGTCCGTAGCCGGGGTGTTTGGTGGTGCCGGCGGCGAGTGCGTCGCAGATCGGTTTAAGGGTGGCGATGAGGTTGTCGGTGTCCCGTCTCCGTTTGTCGCGGGGCCGGTAGTGCAGCTGAACGACCGCGTGGCCGACGTTCAGGGGCAACCCGGCATGACGGGCTAGGCGGACTACGTCTGCGCGGATCTGGGCGATCTCACGACTCTTCGCGAACACCGCCCCAGCCGATGCACCTCGGTCATTCATCGACAATGGTGGCGCCGTCCATGGCAGGACGATCCTGTGGGTGGTCACTTGTCCCCCACCTGCTTGTCGATGACTGCCGCGTACCCGGGTCGTGGTGCTCGTGGCGGTCGGCCGTCTCTGGGTGTGCTGTCGGGCAGCTGTGCGGTGTCGGGCCATTCGACGAGGCGGACGCGGTCGAGACAGGGCATCTTGCGCTCGTACCCGTCTTCGGTGACGCATCGTTCCCCGGCCTCGACGTGGCAGTGCGGGCACCTGACGGTGCCTGCGAACTCGTACGGATTCACGCTGCACCACCGACCCGGGCGACGCGAAGCCAGCCGATCCGATCCATCCCAGGCGCCAATCGTGACGCCTTCTCGTGCGCGTTGCTTACGTAGGACGAGATGCCAAAGGTGGGTGCCTCGTGCGTCAGTTCGTTCGTTCGTTCGTACGTGCCATAGGCAAACCGATAGCACGATTCTTTTTGCCATGGATTTGCCATGATGACTAACTTGCCCATCGCTTCTCGGCCCCCTTCTTGCCGGCCTTCGAACGTTCCTCGGAAATGACCTGCTGAGCTGCGCCGACGACCTGCCGGGTTCCCCAGCCGCGGATACGCCAGCCCTGCGGGTCGACGTCCCAGAGGCCGACCGAGACGAGCATTTTCGCTTCGGCAGAGGTGCCGTGAACGAACGGCAACGCAGCACGCTTCACGAGTCCATCGGTCCCTTGAGCGCCACAATGCGCCAAGGAACAGGCATAGACGAAGCCAGCCGACTTGGCGGCAGTCTTCGACTTTCCTGACGCCTCAAGCAGATCGAGGACCTTGTCATGGGTAGGGAACGATGTGTCGAAACGGATCCATGGGAGAGGTTCCACCTACACTTCCGTCCTCTCAAGAGATCGGCATCCCATAGGGCACCGAGGGGGCAGCGCCGCGTAGCCAAAGGCAGTTCCAGGCATCGCTAGGATTGCAGGACCAGAACGAAAGGACGTACGTTGCACGACTACCTCGCCTCCGAGACCACGGACCTCATCTCCGCGTGGGCGACGGTCGGCGGTGCTGTGATTACCGCGGCGTCCGTCGCTGTCGCTGCATGGTTCGGCATTCGAACTCTGCGGGAAGCAGAGAGCGATAGTCGGGATCGCTCGCGGCCGATGGTCGGTGCTCTCCTTGAGCGGGATGCACATCCGACGGGAACGGCTGCGTACCTTGTGGTCCGAAACTATGGCCCGTCTGTGGCCTACAACGTCGAAGTTCGGTTCGCTCCGGAGATCGAAGCGTCCGGCACCCGAAGTGGTGAGCAGAGCCTTGTACCCATGCTTCTTCGCCGCTATGCCAACGCAATCCCGAACCTGATGCCCGGTGTCGAATTGCGTAATGTCTGGAACTTGCCAAGCGACGAGTGGGATAGCGAGGGCGGCCATTTCCTGAACGACGAGCCGATCCCAGATCGTGTCACCGCCTCGATTACTTACACCGACGCCCCAGATGCCACGCGGAGTACCAGTCACACATATGTAGACACCTTCGTTCTTGACGTAAATGTTCTGCGTGGTGACGTCATTGTCACCCATACGGACGATCATCTGGGTCTTCACAAACGCTCGACAAAGGCCCTTGAGAAGATTCGCGACGGCGTCACGGGGCTCAACCGAAGTACAGCGAAGTTGGAGCAGTATGCGAAGCCGGACAGCGTGAGAATCGAAGAACGTGCGCAGGTCGAGCGAAGCCGCCGGAACCATCAGCATCTCGTCGAACGGCTGACTGGCGACAGGGGACAAGCATCTGCTGATCCGCAGGACGACGGGAACACGGACACCGATCACGAATAGGCGCTGAGGTAGACGCACCAGAGCTGTAATCACACAAACCTCGTCTCGAATCCGACTGCCAGCCAGCTGATTCCAAGAACCGCTCCCATCCCCGCCCCCGCCGCCGTAAGGGCGACGGCGAGGTCGAGGGACGCGAGGGTCCGGGTCACGCGGGTTCACCGGCGGGCTCTTCGCCCGTCTCGAGGAAGAGGATCGTGGAGGCGACCTCGTCGGCGGTCAGATCCTTGACCGCGGTGATCTCGCGGCCGACGCGGGCAGTGAGGAACGACTTCCGTTCCTCGATGTTCTTGATGCCCGCCTTGGTGAGTGCGGCGGTGAGCTTCTTCAGCTCGTCGGCGGTGGCCGGTTGAAGCTCGGCCGGTTCGGTGTCCTGTGGCTGCTCCTCGGCTGGTCGCTCCTCCTGCTGCGGTGCAGTGGCGACCTGCACCGCAGCCTCGGTTGGTCGACCACTCTCGATATCCACAGCGGTGACGCGGCTCGGAGGGAACGCCTCCTCGCGGGTGATCTCACCGTTCTTGATCGAGCTGAAGATGATCGCGAGGTCGCCGAGATCCTGCTCGGTCCACTCGTCGGCTGGTCGGCCGATCTTGGACTCGAGCTGCTTGCGGGTCACTCCGATCCCGTCGAAGTGCTTGATGCTGTTCTCCACCCGCGTCGCGAGCGGTATCCCGCCACCGTCCTGCAGGGTGTTCCTGCAGTGCTCCGCGGCTTCCTGGACGAACCAATCTGGGAGGACGGCGAAGATCGCTTCGCGGACGCGGCGTGCGCCGGCGTTGGCGTTGTTCTCGTAGATGTCCCGCATGGCGGTGAGCTGGCGGGCACCATCTGTGGTGTCTCGCTTGTGCGGGACGATGAAGGTGATGGCGTTGCGGGCGTTCGTCTCCAGGTCCCAGGCGAAAGCCTGCATCTCGCTCTCACCTTTGGCGTCGTCGCGGCGGAGTTCGGCGACGCCGTACTGGATGTTTCCCCAGCAGCGGGCCAGTTCCCGGGCAAGGTGGATCGATGGCTTGGTGATCGTTGTGTCGCCGCGGCGGTACGAGAAGAACGCCCGGTCGGCGACCGACTCCTGGGCGGTGCTGTCACGCATTTCTTCGACGGCGATGAGCTTGCTTCGCCGGTTCTGCTGGGCGACGAGGACAGCGGCCTGGACCTCGGCGATCGCGCGGGACTGCTCGATCGCGGTGGCCTGGCTGATCTGGGTGCGTTGCCCGGCTGGCTGGAACACAGGCTGGTAGCGGGCAGGGGTGTTTGTCATGTGTGTGTCCGTTCTGAGGTAGTGATGTGGGTTCGGCGGACGCCGATCACCACGGGTTGCGGTCTTCGTGCTGGCGTCGCCACCACGACGGGAGGCTGACGAGGTGGACGTCGTCGCCGTAGTCCGGCCAGACGCCGGTCTCCATGCAGCGGGCGAATATGTCGATGGATTGGCGGTTGAGCTTCCGTCCGACCTCGACGTCGGCGGAGCTCAACTCGATGACCGAGACGAGGTAGGGCGGGTTCTTGTCCTGGACGATGAACAGGAACACCGGGTCCTCGGCGATGCCGAGTTCGATCAGGCCGTCCTCGTACCAGGCGTCCTGCTGCGGGTAGCCGAAGTCGGCGGCCGACTTGGCGAACTTGTCCGGATTCGCGGTGGTGCTCGTCTTGTAGTCGGTGATGACGACGCGGCCGTTGATGGTCAGGTTCGGCATCCAGTCCGGCCGGCACCGCAGGCGGGCACCGGTGGCCGGGTCGTCCCAGTACATCGACAGCTCCGGTGTGCCGGACTCGAGGAGGGCCGCGGCGTGCCGGTTCCGGCGGATCGCGGCAGCCATCTCGTGGACCGCCCGGTACTCGTCGGGCTTGAGCGGCACCATTCCCGCGGCCCTCGTTTCGGCGATGAAGGCCTTGGCCTCCTTCGTGCTGGCCGCACCGTTCGAGGCGAGCATCTTCTCGGGGATCTCGCGGAGCTCAGCGCCCATCCCGAGAACGAGGGAGTGTGCGGCATGGCCGACGTCGAATTCCTTCTTCGGCTTCCGCGGGTGGTCCTGTGCGTAACGGAACTCGAACGGGGTGCCCGGCCGTAGCAGAGCCCGGGCGCCGGACGAGGACAGTGAGGTCGGGTCCGCGTGATAGACGTGATCCGGGATGTCGGCGAACACGCCAACCTGATCTGGTGCCAGCAACTCGCTCACGCAACACCACCCACCCGTTGCGCCGGGGTCCGCAACGTGTCCTGATAGCAGGTGGCGCACATGCCTTTCGCGCCCATGCCACGGACACCGGGCGGAAGCGGTTTCCCTTCACGGCGGTACTGAATGCGCTCGTTGCAGGCGTTGCACCGCAACGACGTCACGACATCTACCTCGATCAATCCGAGCACAGCGAGTAGATCACGGGCGTCGTCGACGTCCGTTGCGACGTTGCACACCGTCAGCCGGGCCCGTTGCGCAATGGCTTGTGCAACGGCGTCGTCGGTGTCCGCAACGTTGAGGATCATGGTCAAGCCTTCGTCATGCTGCACGAGCGGTCACCTCCGCCCGGTACTTGGCGATGCCCCACTGGATGGCATGGCAGATCAGCAGGAAGTGGTGGTCGAAGTCGCGGAGATCCCACTCCCACGTATCGGTGAACTCGAAGTTGATGGGTCTCAGTGCCCGGCGGATGATTGCCTCCGGTTTGAAGTCCTCCGACCGGGTGCCTAGTGGGACGGGCAGGTAGTAGGCGAAGTCGCGGATCGCCCGGTGGGCTTCGTGCTCGTCCTCGTCGAGCCGCGACAGCACCTCATCCCGGATGGCCTGCCACAAGGGAAGGTTCGGTTCGTCACGCTGGTGTCGCGCATCCATGAAGTGCTCGACGACAAGCTGACGCGCCCGCTCCGGCGAGTAGTCCATCGTCCGCTCAGCGCCGGCGACGACCTTCTCCGACCAGTAGCTCGGGTTGATGTTCCGACCACCGCCGAAGAACTCGAACATGTCGTGGAGTCGTCGGAAGGTGTACGACTGCAGGTCACCGGAGATCGCCAGGTGCCCCGGCCAGGTGACGAGGTCGAACCGCCAGATGCCTGTGTCTGGTCGGGCGAACTTGATGTGCCGGTACACGCCGTCGTCGTGCAGCACCGTCATCACATGCTCGGTGACCTCGGCGTCGAACTGTGCTTTCGCGTCAGTCATGGTCACCACCTGATCCGTGCCATGCCGGCGCCGAACCCGAGATGTTCTCCGCCGTGACCGGGAAGCCGACCGCAGCGGACGAGGTCCCGCTGCAGCCCCTTATCGGTGGCCTTCGTCGGGAACGTCTCTGACGGATGCACCTCGGAGCACTTGTGTTTCATCTCCGGGTAGTCAGGTTTGACAGGGCAGTGCGTCTCGCACGCGCGACCATGAATGTGCTGCTCACTCAAAGGTCAGCTCCGTTCTTGTAGTCGGTGGCCTCGTAGGCGCGGTCCATCTGGGAGCCGAGGTCGCCGTCATCCCAGCGGTCGACTGGGTCCTCGAGCGGGTCGATTTCGTCGCGGTCGCTCATGGCGTGACCCGGTTCTCGCGGTCGACCTGGGCGTCGCGCGCGGCGTCGGCCCGCGCACCCCAGTCGATTTCGCCACCGTCCGGGCCGCGCTCCTTGGCCAGCTGCTTCTCCAGCTGATCGGCGGCGCGGAGGAGGGCTGCGGCCATGGTGCGGGCATCCTCCGGGGATGTAATCCACCGCACTTCGACGTAGATCTCCTGTCCTTCGATGGAGATGCGGTAGTACTCGCCAGCCTCGTCCTGCTCGGGGAGTTGCACGACCGCGATCCCAGCCTCGTCGAGTTCGCGGAGCGTCCGCGCCGCAACGATGCTGCTCGGCGCGCCCACCTGAAAGCCCGAGCGGAACGCGAGGTCGATGATGTCGCGGGCGCTCACGCACTCACCTCCGGTGCCTGCCAGAACCCTGGATCCAGTCGGAATGAGGTGAAGATGGTGTGGTCGTCCGCCGACAGGTCACCGAGCGCAGGCTTCTCCACTGAGCAGTCGAGCCGGGACTCGAACCACTTCACGAACGCCCGAACGATGTCGAGGTCCAGGGCGATCGGATGACCGGGATACTCGACCGGATCCTCCTGGTGCAACGCCAACATCAGCTTGTTGGACGGCAGGTGCTCGAGGTCCCACGTGTCGGCCGACAGCAGGAAGTCCCCGGTGTCCTCATCACGCAGGATCGATGGGTGGACGGCGAAGTGGTCGCCGACCTTCTCGGCGGTGATCGTCACACCGCGCACGTCGTGCTGGATGAGGGTCATGGCCACACCGCCCAGCCGATGAAGGTGATCATGAACGCGAGGGTCGAACCCCACAGCCACGGGCTTGTGAGTGCGTCCTCCAGCCAGTCCCAGAAGCTGTAGATCAGCGGCTGGTCGAGGTCTTCCTGCGCCTGGTTGGCGGTGTCGATCGGGTCGGACTTGAGGAGCCACTCGCGGATCTGAGAGTCGGCGGCAACAGACTCCCGCGAGGCCATCATGTTCAGCAGCGTCCGCTGCTCGGTCAGTTCACTTTCCGTGAAAGCGGTCATCGCAGTCTCATTTCATTCACAAGCTGTGGACATAGGATGTGGAGCGGTGGCGGTGGGCCCGCGCATAGGACGCGGGCAACCGAACTCCTTCGGGGGTCTCGCCGCCACCGAGATCAGTTGGGTTCGCTTGGAATCCCATAGATTTCGAGGACCTCGGCCATGGCGATCAACGGGTTCTCGAACTCGGCGAGGAACGCCTGCGCGATGCTGTCGTGGTGCTCGACCAGGGCGCGGGCCCGCTCGGTGTGCGGAACGTTGGCGAGCACGGCATCGAGGTCGCTCATCGGCGTACCGTGATCTCGTCGCCGTAGACGACGTCTGTGGCCCCATCGGAGTACGTCACCTGCCACATGCCGCCGCCGCGGCGCAACGCATTCGCGACGGACGCAGACGCAGTACCGAAACCCACGGAGGCCGGGGCAACCTTCTCGATCTGCACGGCCGTGCGGACCGTCGTCACACGCAGCGTTGTCATTGCGCATCACCGCCGACGTAGAGAACTTGAGCGAGGCCGATCCGCGAGGACGGGACGAGGCTGCTCATGTAGTCGATGTCGCCATGGACAAGCACCTGCCACAAGCGGTCAGCGGCGATCACATATGACGGGACGGGGCGCGCCCAGCACCGAGTGAAACCGCCATCACCAGTGATGTAGCTTCCGGTCGCCTCGATCAGGCATTCATCAGGGAGAGCGTCGAGCTCGGCGATGCCCTCATCGGTCGCGCCCGTGATGAATCGCCCCAACACCTGACTGCGGGCGAGCTCCTCACGGACGATGGCGCGGACGTCGGCAGGAGTGAGGGGCTCGGCCCGTTCCGGCAGGATGACCGCGCCCTTCTTCGCCAAGTTCTGGAGAAGCTGCTCGTCGGACTCCGGCGGCGTGATCGGGTCTGATGCGTCCTCACCCGCCGCTTCATCGTCGGCGCGGTGCATCTCTTCGTGCGACTCGATGTCCTGCCGTAGCTCGTACTCATCCTCAGCGGTCTCCGGGTGGGAGCCGCCGATGCCGAAACTGCACTCGCTGCATTCGTAGAGGATCATGCGGACCACCTCGCAGCGTCGGCCGTGATGGCCGTCATGAATTCGTCGACGTCGGATGCCCGCCAGTGCAGCGCGGAAGTGATCCCCTCCCCCGCCTTGAAACCCTTGGAGTACAACGGGTGCGGTCCGTGCGACGCCATCCAACCCTGGGTGCGCATCTTTCGGATCGTCTGCGGCGAATGGCCAGTCAGGTCCGAGACCTCACGGATATTCAGAGACCGTTCGCTCATGCGGCACCGCCTTCGATCAAGCGCAGTGGGCGCTTGAAGTTGCGTTCTTCGAACTCGATCGGCATTGAGCGAAGGAGCCGGACCTTCGCCCCGTAGTGCTCGAGCAGCAGCGCCCGGTCGACCGCAGAAGACCGTGACAGGTAGTACTTCCGCACCACGGGCCAGATGAACCGCTCCGTCTTGAAGCGCTCGGTATACTCCTCGTCCGGCTGCCAACCACGCGGGGACCAGTCCCGCTTCTGCTTCCCGACTAGATAGAACGGCGCGTCGACACCGTGCAGTGCGTCCGCTGGGTACTCGACGTCGAGCTTCCACACGTAGTCCTTGCTCATGCCGCTTCACCGTGGCTGAAGCCTTCGAACGCGATCTCCCACAGCCACGCCGGGTAGGAGTTCACCTCGCCGTAGAGATGGTGAGGCACCTTGACTGGTTCGATGCCGCGCGCCTTCGCGATCGACGAGGCCTGCCGACCTACGCGGTTCAGAAATTGGGTGGAGGTGTTCTCAACTCCGTGAAGCCGGGCGTACCCGAGCGCCGAGTACCAGTCGTGTCTCCCCTCGATTGCGTCGAGGCGGGCCTCCGTCTTGGTTGCGAGGGCCTTCGCTTCCTCTGCGGTGCGCTGAGCAGCCTCCAGTTGATCGATCTGCGCGCGCAAGATATCGAAGGTGGACAGACTTCCCGGGCTGACCGCGATACCAGTTGAGAAGTAGGCGTCGAGCGCGTCGGCCGCCTCCTTCTGGAAGGCAACGACCTTCGGCCGCGCCTCTGCCGCCACTCGACGCTCGTCCAGAGTGGCCAGCCACATGGTCATCGTGCGGCGATCGATCATCGCCATCTCACGGAGACGTCCGTCGGCGCCAACCATGTCGTTCAACGACACGGTTGCCCACGACCTGCCCTTCAGCTTCTGGAGCTGCGCCGAGTAGGCCAGCCCCATCGCGTCACACAGCGGCTTGAGCGCGGCCATTGGGCGGCCGTCGATCTGGGCGGCGAGAAGTGGCGCATCGGTGCCCGGCACCGTGATGGTTGCGAGTGTCGTAGTCTGGTTCTCAGACATTGGTTCTCCTATCTGTGTCGTGGCCCTCGTCCTGTGTCCGCAGGCGAGGGCCTTTTTCATGCGACGAGTGTCCGCTTTTTGCGGACATGTGTAGTTGTAGTGGGCGACTTGTTGGGCACGAAAAGAGTGCCCGGGAGGACACGGAGGGCCTCCTCTATGAGTTCGCCGACTTGCTTGGTGCATGTCGTTCGTTGCCCGGTGACTAGCAGGTGGATGAACTGCCGGGAGCAGCCGACGTAACGCGCCAAGCGCGACTGCGAGAAATCCGCGTTGTCCATGTAGCTGACCAGCAGCTCGGGGTCTCGGACTCGCATCCAAACTCCCTTCGATCTCTTGCGCCTTGTGGCTGCATTCATCAGTCTGCCCGCCCTTCTCGTTGTTGTCAACAACTTGCATGACAAGAGTCGCATAACGGATGACAAACTGTCAACTGCTCAATTTGTTGCAATCCCGCACGTAGCTGGTCAGAACGAGGATGGACGTGTCGCCCGCTAGTTGACACAATCGATCTGATTTCCCTCGATCGCTGGTTGACATTCGCTCGATTGACGATTGGACGCACGCACCACGACTGCGGAGGCTTACTGCTGTGCATGAATACCGACGCTTCATTCAGGCCGAGCTGGACGCTCGCGGCTGGAGGCAGGCTGACCTCGTGCGCCGGTCAGGACTTAGCCGACAGTTGATCTCGAACATCCTCACGGATGATCGGGAGTTGCTTGGGCAGATGCCAGACGAGTCGACGATGGAGTCCCTCGCTAGAGGGTTCGATGTTCCTGTCGACACCGTTCGCACGGCAGCTGCTCGATCACTCCGCGGCTACGAAGACGCTGGTGCGGCCCTGACCACAGACCTCAGCTCGGTGTCGATCGACGCCCTGCTTAACGAGATCAAGCGAAGGGTGGAACAGAGTGGCTACAAGGAGCCGGAACCGAGGACGCAAGAGGGCAGCTCGAAACAGCGCAGCGCAGGCGGCGGCAAGGGCAACCCAGGAGCCCCCATAGGTGGCGAGGACGCAACCTCGCTCTCGTGGAAGGGCAAGCCGGCAGAGGAGCTGACCGACAAGGAACTCCAAGAGGCCGCCGCGGTTGACGAAGTGTGGGCGGCGTATGTCCGCACGCGTCACTTCGTGGACCACAGCCAGGATTGGGACTTCTGAAAGATGCTGCCACCCTGCGAAGGTGAGTACGGGATCCTGCCTGACGGCATTCACGAGGGCAGTCTCGAGGAGATCGAGAAGCGGTTTGTAATCGAAGCACCCGAATCCACTCGAGATCGCCGCGAACTGGTCTTCGACGCCCTCACCCTCCACGTCAAGATGATGCGACGGCTATTCCGCGGGCACTCGATTCGGATCTGGGCGAACGGTGGCTTCACCACACTGAAGCGGAATCCTCCCCGCGATGTCGACTTGTACTGCATCGTGCCACCAGAGGCCTACGAGAACGTCAGCAAGGACGCAGCTCTTCCGCTGTGGACTCTGAGCAATGTGTCCGCTCGCCGCGGCGGGACGGGACCCGAGATTGTCACCGAGAAGCTGCATACTATGGGTGGCTTGACCGACGCCTATGTTGAGCGGTCCGACAGGCAGTACGCGATCGAGCTGACGAGACGGGAATGGACCCACGTCAAGGGCGATGATGGGAAGGTAGTCAAGGGTCTGGTCAAAGGCATCGTGGAGGTGAAGTTCGATGACTGATTTATCCCACCTCTCGGACGACGACCTGCTGCGATTGGCCATTCGGGATGCACTCGCCGAACGCAATTCGACATCAGATTTCGAACTGGGGCAGATCTACGCGACCTTCGTCGCAGGCAACGGCGAACGGGAAATGATATGGCTGGGCGAGACCGCACCGGAGCAGGCTGAGTTTGACCTACATCTAGGCGGACCCAACGTCCTGGATCACACAACGAACGCGCGCAATTTCGCGAGCTTTGTGGCGGGGATAAGCCAGACCGTCAAGGAGACAGCGAAAGCTAAGTCCGGTCGAAAGAACTACTCTGAGAACCTTTTGATTGAAGGGGCTACACCAGGTTCTGTTCGTGTCGTGTTGCGCGCTCCTGAACCCGTCCAGAAGTTCCCGAGCGACAACAACCCTGACAACAGATTCAATGCATCTACGGTTGACTCGGACGCGCTCCGTCAAGTGGCTAGCGTCTTTGCGTTGGCGAGCGATCTTGACCCCGAGGCCCCGCTGTACTCAGAGCTTCGGGATATGCCAGCAGCTGCACGAGAGTCTTTGAAGCGCATCGCAAACCTCACAACCAAAGCGGGTTGGGAGATAGCGGGCATGGTGCGACAACGCGAGTTCGGTGCTGATGCCGTTTCGTTCGGTCCTGCCGCCGCGACCAGACTCAAACTTGAGTTGGAAGCGATACCGGAAGAGACCTTTGTGGAAACCGTGGTCGGTCGCCTTGATGGTTTCCGAAGATCGCTCGGTACCGTTTATGTCATTCCAGACAATGGACGGGCTGTTCCAGTCGCCGTACAAACCGCTGCACTACTTCGCAAGGTTTCTGCGCTCGCAGCGGACCCCGAAACTAGGGTGACCGCAACAGTAGAAGTTGTGACATCGACCGTTGAACCAGGCAATGAAAAGCGAGCGAAAGTTAGCAGAACGCTTCTGAGTATCGAGAAGCGAGAAACACTAGGAGCACAACTCAAGATGGAGCCGACCGACAAATAGAGGTCACTCTAAGCTTGAGAACTTGGAACCCCCGCACTCATTGGTGGTGAGTGCGGGGGCGAGGCGAAACCCGAACAGTTTCAACGAGGAGTGTAGTCGTGACACACGGCAATCCTTGGGTGGTGTGCTGATGCCCCGCCCGCCGCTCGCCCTCGGAACGTGGGGGCATCTCAAGCGCACCAAGGTGGACAAAGGTCGCTGGTACGCCGACGGCCGCTACCGCGCACAGAACGGCCGCACCCGCCGCATGCGGCGGTACTCCCCCGAAGGCGTCTTCGACCGCGAAGGGGCCGCCGCCGAGCGGATCCTCATCGAGGCGATGAAAGCCGCGTGCGAATCCACCGGAGATCTCGACGGCACGACCACCATCGACGAACTGTGGACCGTGTACCGGGTGGAGCTCGTCGAGACCGGCAAAGCGCCGCGCACGCTGACCCGGTACGACGACGTCGCCAAGTTCATCGAGGCGCAGCTCGGCGGGCTGCGCCTGCAAGAGGTGTCGACGCAACGACTCGAGACGTTCCTGCGGTCGGTCGCCGAGGTGAACGGCGCCGGGAACGCGAAGACGACCCGGTCGGTGCTGTCGGGGATGTTCTCGATGGCGACTCGCCTGGGTGTGGTGAAGGCGAATCCGGTGCGGGACACCAAACCGCCGACGTCGAAGTCAACCAAGCAGCCACGTTCCCTCGAACCCGAGCAGTTGGCGAAGCTGCTGGTGGACCTGCGGCAGTCGACGATCCCCTGCCCCGCGGTCGGGAAGGGCGGCGTGCCGATCCCGTCGAAGTACCGGGTACCGACCGTGGCGGAGTACTGCGCGAGCGTGGACCTGGTCGACGTGATCACGATGTTCGCGGCGACCGGGGTGCGGATGTCGGAGCTGATCGGGATGACGTGGCCGGGCCTGGATCTGCAGGCGAAGACGATCACGCTGTCGGAGAAGGCTGCGCGGGTGCCCGGCAAGGGGCTCATGTTGGTCAGTCGGGACGACGACCCGAAGAACACGAACCGGACGTTGGCGCTGCCGGACTTCGCGATGACGATGCTGCGGGCCCGCAAGCTCGCCGCGCCGCCGAACGCGCATCAGGTGATCTTCCCGTCGAAGGCCGGCACGATCCGGGATGCGGATGCTATGAACGTGCAGTGGCGGCGGGTGCGGGCCGCGCTGGACCTGGATTGGGTGACCGCCCATACGTTCCGCCGGACGGTGGCGTCGCTGTTGGATGAGTCGAAGATGGGACCGCGAATCACGGCGGACCAGCTCGGGCACGCGAGCCCGTCGATGACGATGGACAAGTACATGTCACGCGGGAAGGTGCGCCCGGAGGTGGCGGCGATCCTCGATGCCGCGGTGAAAGTGGAGAGTAAACGGAGAGTCGACGAGGAGCGCGCCCAGTAA